TATGTATGGTACAGATAGGTCAGGGTTGGCCTCAAATCGTTTAGGGTTCAACAATCCCGAATTACACATCATACTACCAGAGATAATTTCTAAAGAACCACTTGGGCCGGTAGTTAGGTATGGTGACCAAAAATGGTCTGACATAGTAAGATGGACAGTATATGTTTTGTTTATTGCAGAAGAGATGGGCATCAACTCAAAGAATATAGATTCATTTATAGAGAACATAGACCCAAATATTCAACGATTTATGGGCGAAAAGAATGGAAAAGACCATCCCAATCTTGGAGCTAAACTTGGATTAAGTGCTACTTGGTCATACGATATTATTAAACAGGTTGGAAATTACAAAGAAATATTTAATCGTAACATTATACAGAAGTTAGGACTAAAACGTGGACTGAATCAACTTTATAGTCATGGAGGACTACTATACGCACCACCATTAAAGTAGGAGGTGTGGTGTGGATATAATTAATCACTTTTCAAAAGTACCAGAAAATAGAACAGCAGTAGATAATATTCTGCGAGTCAATCATGGCAATCAAATGAGATTGAACTTGATGGCGGATGCAAAGGCCAATATCATGATTACAGTTGCATCTGTTGTGTTTTCTATTGCAATTGCAAACCTTGATAATGAATTGGTGAAATGGCCACTTTTAACATTTGCATTTGGTTGTTTTTTTGCACTACTCTTTGCAATATTTGCAATTATACCAAAAACAGATTATCCAAAAGATGTAACAGGAGATATAGATAGAAAATCTCCATTTTTCAACCCTTTATTTTTCGGACACTTTGCACATCTTCCAATAGAAGAATATAAGGAAGATTATGCAGAAACTTTAATGACTGATGATTCTGTATATGATGCCATGGCCGGTGACATATATGGACAAGGTAAAGTTCTTGCACTTAGAAAATATAAATTCCTCAAGTGGTCATACATGAGTTTTCTTTTAGGGATGGTAACTGCAATTATAGTATTTCTTTTGCAGGGCCCTTTCGGAGATGTTGTTTTAGATGGTGCATCAAATATACTTGATGTAATCTTAGGTGAATTGATTTTTACTTTGGATGGAATGAAATATTTGTTGTGTCAATCTTCTACAGTATGTAGAACACTTTAAATATGGGAAAACGAAATGGTAACATATTCACATTTGTCAATGATTGCTTTTGTGATATTAGGATTGTCTATGGTGAGATTAATGATAAACTACAGTTCATTATTGGCAAAAAATCATAATGAAGATCCCGATGATGATGTTGTATTTTACTGGCCACATGCAGCAATTAGTTTTATAACTTTTTTTACTATTATACTATTTTGGTGGACTTCTTATCCGTTGAGAGATTTGACTTATTTTCCAAATGAAGGATGGAACTTATTTTCATTTCTATTATATCTGACAGTACCATTCATATTTTTTATGGTTACTGAGGTAGTCGCTCCACAGCCCGAGTCATATAAAGATAAATCAGTTAATTTGCGTGAATATTATTATGATAATCATAAAGTAATCTTTGGTCTAGCATGGGTGCTACAAGCTTGTCTTCTCGCAAATCTTTTTGTATTTTTTCAAGGAGAAGTAGCATCACTCAAGGTAGTCGGTAGAGTCATTATGTTATGTGTCATGACTCCGATGGTGTTTAGTAGTAATAAAAGAGTACACGAAATTGGTATGGGTATATTCTTAGCAGGATTTATTTATACTATTTTGAAATATCACATTTACCCTGTAATATGATGAATAAAATAATACATGAACATTGGAGAGATTGGGCAGCAGTAGTTTATTTGTTTCTCTGTGTAGTAGACTTCTTCATTGCTCCTTTGATGTGGAACATAGGCATGACAATGATGAGTGATGAAGTAAAAATGAACACTAGTAGATGGGTTCCTCTTACATTACAGGGGGGTGCCATGCTACATTTGAGTTTTGGAGCAATATTAGGTGCAACATCTTGGAATAAACATAAAGAAATTACTAATGGGAATGGCGATAAGCCTGATTCTCAATAGTTGTGCAAAGAACGTAGCAGACAAAAATAATGATTTGGGAAGTGGTGATAAGTCAAATCTACCAATTTCATTAACTTCTCTTATTGAACACGCAGAGTATTGTAAAGCAATTTATGATATTGGTGGTGATCAAAAAGATGAGGTTGCGTTTGAAGTAATACAAGATAGTGGAATATCAATAATTGTTATTAGGGGTACGGCCAATGAGGCAAATGTACTATCAGATATTGATGTAAGATTGGTAGATGATGCACGTACAGGAATCAAACTCCATAAAGGATTTCGCGATGCGGCTATAACTATTATGCAAATTATAGATACTTCAACCACGACAGGAAGAACCATTGTTCAAGGACAGACACTTAAATATCCTCTTGAACAAACAGTACACGTTACAGGACACAGTTTAGGTGGAGCCGTTGCACAAATAATAGGAATGTGGCTTCACAAGAGAGGTAAGAATGTTCAAGTTTTCTCTTACGGAAGCCCAAAAGTCTCTTCTCAAGTTTTGTCTAGTGGACAACCCTCTCATTGGAGGGTGGTTCGCCTTAGCGATCCTATCCCTATGTCTCCTCCTTGGCCTTATCGTCACACAGGACTTTTTATAGATAGTCAAGATTTGGATTGGGGTCCAGACAACGATAAACAATTGATTTCACAAACAGATGGTTTAGACCATTCAATTTTAAAATATGTAACAACATTAAAGGAACAATTATAACATGGCAAATGATGTAAAAGTATTGAAACTAACTACTGGTGAAGAATTAATATCAAGAATGGAAGAAAGCGACGATGGATTTTTGATTTTAGAAAAACCTATGTCTCTCCAACAAATGGGATCAAACTCTGCTGGTCATATGGGAGTCGGTTTAGTGCCTTGGAGCATATCTGGAAAAACAGATAAAATTACTCTAGACAATAAACACGTTATGGTAATTTTAGAACCAAAAAAAGAAATGGAAACAAATTATCTTTCATCAATAACTGGCTTAAAATTATGAAGTATCAAATTATAATTGGTGATAAGAAATATTATAGAACGAATGATAAACAACAAGCTTTAGCTGCAGTTTCCAACTCTTTTGATAAAGGATACGAAGATGTTTATCTTCATGGTGGTAGAATAGGAAAATGGTGGAGTATATAATAATGCCGATATACGAATATAAATGTGATGTATGTGATGAGATAACCGAAGAGTTTGACAAAATTACTTCAACAACCAAAACAATAGAATGTTCTCTTTGTGGGCAAATATCTACTAGAATAATGAGTTTGGGAAGTTTTCATCTCAAAGGTGGTGGTTGGTACAAAGACGGTTATGGTAATAAAAAATCAATTTCTAATACTAAAACAGGAGAACAAAAAACGGTCTCCGAAAAACCCCTCGACAAAAAAACACCCGAAGCTAGATCGATTGCCGATAGTTAATTATTATTATCAACATGAACAGGAAATAACAAATGAAAGCAATACTTGAATATAACTTACCAGAAGATCAAGAACAATTTAACGTAGCATCAAAGGGAATGGATTGGGCATTACTTGCTTGGGACATAGACCAAATGATACGCTCTTTGTTGAAATATCATCCCGAAGAATATAAAACAGGCGAACAAGCATTAGAACATATCAAAGAAGAACTCCGTGATTTTATGGAGGAACGCGGATTACAATTTCCCGCATAACTTGAAAAGAGAATTATTATGAGAAAACAATACGACAGATTTGATTTAGAGTCAGCTATCCAGACAGTCTGGCACACTAAAGACGATTTGGAACTGATAACTCAACGAATGGTAGATGATCCAGAACCAATGACTGAAGATGACCTTGCAAATGTTATGGTCGGTTTAAGTGAATTACACGACATCCGATGCAAGAAATTATTTAGTGTGTTTGAGACTATGTTACGCGAAAAGTCTTTTACCGATACAGGATATTCTTCTGTTGTTTTAGGAGAATCTTCTGTGAAAGATGAAATCCCCCCAAAAAAATAACGTTATCAAGATTGACTTGACTTTTCTTCTCTTTATTGTTATTATAATACTATAATTAAATAACTTTATAAGAGAAAGTCATGAGAACACGAAAAAGTTTATTGAACGAAATGCTTTGTTTATCAGAAGTTCGCGGAGAACTTGATGTTTTGAGTAATGCCGAAATTGAAGGTAGATTGAAAGAAATTGATACTGAAATAAAAAATTTGAAAAAAGGAAGAAAATAATGATATTAATTGATCTGAGTCAAATACTTTTTGCATCGGCATCGATGTCTATGAAAAATGGTAAAGCTGATATAAACATTGTTCGGCACATGACATTGAATAGTTTGAAAAAATACCGAAAAGAACATTTTGATGAATACGGAGAATTGGTTATTTGCTGTGATGGTAAACACTCTTGGAGAAGAGAGGTTTTTCCACAATACAAAGCAATGAGAAAATCTGGAAGAGAAGCTTCATCTGTAGATTGGAGAGCAGTTTTTGAAATGTTCAATCAACTCAAAGAAGAAATTAAAGTAAACTTTCCTTATCGTGTAATTCATGTCGATACTGCTGAAGCAGATGATATCATAGGAACATTAGTTTTACGCAAAAGAAAAGAGGGTGAAAAAACACTGATTGTTTCCAGTGACAAAGACTTTATACAACTACAAATGAACGACAACGTGTTCCAATACTCTCCTGCTACAAAGAAATTTCTGAATGGTGTTGACCCACAAGAATATCTAAAAGAACATATTTTGAGAGGTGACAAAGGAGATGGAATCCCAAACGTGTTATCATCGGATAACGTTATTGTTGATAAAATAAGACAAACACCCATCACCAAGAAAAATCTTGAAGTTTGGATGAATGGTTCTTTACCGAAAGAACACTCTCATAGATTTGAAAGAAATCAAGAACTTATCGATTTAAGACACACTCCGAATCACTTGATGTGTGAAATTATCGAACAATATGAAGAAGAACCAATCGGTAATCGGAATAAACTTCCTACTTATTTCACAGAAAACAAGCTTGAAGTTTTATCAAATCACATCGGGGATTTTTAGTCCATATGCACATATTATAAATATTAATATGAAAACATTCTCTCAATATCTCAATTTGCAGGAAAAGCTCATCCTTTATAATCAAGGAAAAAATTATGGCCAAATAGTTTTTTTAGCAGGCGGGGCAGGGAGTGGAAAAGGATTTACGATTTCCAACTTTATGGAAAAAGAGAAATTTAAAATTCGTGATGTTGATGAGTGGAAAAAATCACTGATGAAAATGGCTGACCTACAAGGCAAATTTCCAGAGATAAAGGGATTGAATCTAAAAAATTCAAAAGATGTTTTTAAAATCCACCAGTTTGTCAAGAAAGCAGGAATCAAGGATAAGACACTTGACCTTCTGCTCAGAGATGCTAATTCTGATAGATTGCCGAATATCATGTTTGACATCACCATGAAAGATGCAAGTGACATTTCAACAATAATTCCGAAATTAGAACAAGTAGGATATGACTCTAAAAACATTCATCTTACATGGGTATTGACAAACTATGCTGTAGCAATTGTCAATAATCGTAATAGAGACAGAGTTGTTCCAGAAGATATTATGTTGATGTCTCACGAAGGTGCTGCAAAGAATATGTATGATGTAATCAAGGGAAAACTTCCAAGAGGTCTCAATGGAGGTGTTCGTGTTGTTCTGAATAATCGAGAAAATACCATTCCTTATGTCGATCCTGAGACAAAGAAAGAGGTAAGAACCAAAACTGGTAATATGATTGTCACAGATTTTACCTACCTGACCTTCAAAAAAGAAGGTAAATCGTTTGCTCCCGAAGCAGATGTGAAGAAAGAAGTTCTAGGATGGATTTCTTCTAATGTTCCCAAAACAAAACTTACCAAAGATTTTTCCAACCAAGAGTAAGAAAAGACTTGACAAACGTTTCGTTTTTCTGTATAATAGTACATGAAGAGTGAGGAAAGGAAAAAAATGTCAAAATCATTAAAGATTCTAAGAAAAGAAATTATGAAGAAGTATTCGGGGAAGCTTACTGGATATGAGCATCTTGACGATGGAACAGGAGACTACTCAAAATTTTCTTCTGAAATGGAAGATGGAACAGATGAATTGGTATCAAATTACAAAAATGTTACTCCAGGCGAAGAAAAGACTTGACAAAGTGTCGGTGACTTGGTATAATATAAGTATAGTGAGGTTAAAAAATAACCATTTTTATGAGAATATATTATGATGAAAACAAACTTAATAGAACAGAAATCAATGCTTGCCAAACTGATGGCAGCAGAGAACATTACTGTTGAACACAAGAAAATCCCTACCGCAGCATTCGATGTAAAAAATCGAATTTTATACTTACCTATTCTAAAATGGAAGCCTGGCTCAGATGTTTATGATCTGTTCTGTGCCCACGAAGTTGGTCATGCTCTATGGACACCTTATGATGGTTGGCATTCTTCCATAAGTGAAAAAGGTAAAGGGTATAAATCCTTCCTGAACGTTATCGAAGACGCGAGAATCGAAAAGAAAATCAAGAGAAAGTTTGCTGGTTCCAGAAAATGTATGCTGGGTGGTTATATCGAACTGATGGATGAAGATTTTTTCGGATTACGAAAGATGGGAGTTGACGCTAATGATCTTGGTTTGATTGACCGTATTAATCTCTACACAAAAGCTGGAACTCAGTATTCGATTGAGTTTACCGATGAAGAACGAGAGTGGGTTGAAAAAGTTGAAAGAACCGAAACTTGGGAAGATGTTGTTGAAGTTACCGATGCTCTGTATGAGTGGTGTAAAGAAAACGAATCTGAGACCGATAATAGTTACGGTGATTTAGATGAATATGATTGGAATGAAGATTATGACCCTAGTGATTATGAAAAAGATGAAAATACTTCTCCTATTGGTTCCGATGAAAATAAAGAAGATGATGGCGAAGAAAATGAAACCAAATCTTCTTCTAAGTCAAACGAAGATTCTGATGAAGAAAAAGATGGTTCGGAAACCTCTTCAAATAATTTTGAAGGTGGAAAAAGTGATCCATTCAGTGATAACAGAGAAGATTTTGCTGGTGGTTCTAATGATAATAACGAACCAACTTCAATGACTGATGAAGCTTTTAGAGAAAATGAAAAAGAATTATCAGATATGAGTGACCACGTTAGTATTCCTCAGTATCTAACTTTTCCTAAAATCAATACAGATGCAATTATTGTTGACCATAAAGTTATTCACGAAGAATTGAACAACTATTATAATAAAGTTGAAGGTGCTGTAGACACTGGAAACGAAATGTTGAAAACGTTCAAAAAGAACAATGGTAAAATGATTAGTTACATGGTCAAAGAGTTTGAAATGAAGAAAGCTGCTGATATTCATCGTAGAGCATATACCTCTAAAAGAGGCACTCTTGATATGAATAAGATTCACGCTTACAAATATAGTGATAATATTTTTCGCCAAATCACAAACTTGCCAGAAGGTAAGAATCATGGTATGGTGATGTTCATAGATTGGTCTGGTTCGATGCACGGATATATGAAAGACACTATCGAACAGTTGATAAACTTGACTATGTTTTGTCAGAAAGTTCAGATTCCATTTGAAGTGTATGCTTTTACTGACCATTACCGAGATTATAATTGTGATAATCCTCATCGTCCAAATTGGTCACGAAACAGTGATTCTAATTATGATGAAACTTCATCTGGAAAGAAAATATCAAACTACAAGAAAAATGATTTGATAATTAGTCAGCACTTACGTTTAATGACATTATTTTCTTCTAAAATGAAAGGCCGAGAATTGACAGAAGCATACAGAAACATATTGTTGGTTGGTGATACGTTTGCAAATTATTATGGTTATAGAAATAACCCTTACTATGGAGCTCCAAACAACTTTTCTTTAAGTGGAACTCCGTTGGATGCTACAATTCTTTGTGCTAAAACGATTATAGAAGAATTCAAGACAAAAACAAAAGCTCAAATCGTTAATGTCGTGTTTCTAACCGATGGTCAAAGTAATCGTCACAATGAATTTCTTGATAGCGATGGTTGTACACAACATATAGAGAGAAAAAATTTACATATTGATGACCCTATAACTAGAACAAGAGTTTATCCCAATAGAGAAAGTGGAAAACTAATGGATACCACTTCAATTTTCCTTTTAGCACTCAAAAAACAATTGGGAATAAATCTTCTTGGATTTTTCCTGACTTCTGGTTCTGGTAGAAGAACTGCTGGAAATATGTCTTATATAATGGAAAGATATCCAAAAGATGAAGAAATTACTAAATTTCGTAAAGAAAAGTTTTTGATTGAAACAAAAACTTCTTACGATGAACTCTACATTATTAATACAAAAGGTCTTGAAATTGATGAAGTAGACCACATGGATGCTGTTGAAGTCGGTTCGACTAAAGCACAAATCCGAAGAGCATTGAAAAAGAACACCAGCGGTAAATTACAGAATCGTATGTTACTCAATGCATTTATCAAAAAAGTTGCTTGAAGTGAAGAAAAAACTTGACAAAGAGTCGATGATTTGATATAATATAAGTATGGAATGAGAAAAGATGACTTTTCTCTTATTGTGAAACCCTCCCACACGGAGATTATTTGT